TGAATGGCATTGGGCAATTTGTGCAAAAACGAGACAAAATGCAAATATTGTAAAACTAGAATTTAGTGATGGTAGTATTGTGCGATGTACTCCTGATCATAAATTTATGTTGCAAGATGGCAGTTTTAAAGAAGCTGCTTTACTAAATACTAAAGATCGGATACTCTGCGTGACATATGAATCCGATTATTATTACAGAAACTTGTCAGGAATTTTTAGGAATACGCTATTATTGTTGCGGAACTTATTTCAGTTCGCAGTCGAAAAAGCAAAAAGGTTCACGAAGATTGCATCGAATTGTATGGGAGTACCACACCGGAAAGATTCCACAGGGTTATCACGTTCATCACCTGGACAAGGATTGCAGCAACAATCAGATTTCGAACTTGCAATTATTGAAATGCAGCGAGCATCTATCGCTGCATATGACAGAGGAACGGAAACAACAGGTATCAGAGATTTTACGCAAAAAAGCTGGACCGAAAGCGAAACTATGGCATGGCTCAGCAGAGGGTCGGGCTTGGCATCGGGAACATGCAAAGAAGGTGGCGGAGAAAATACCAATGATAGAGTTGATTTGTCAGGTATGCTGCAAGCCATATCAGACAAAATTGAACATGAAGTGGAAAAGCCGTTATTGCCATCAGAATTGCAGAGCGACTGCAAGACGAAAACGATTACAAAAATAGTTAGTGTTATCTCAGAAGATGTGTACTGTTTAAATGTGCCAGATTCTGGTACATTTGCCTTAGCTAATGGAGCAGTGGTCCATAATTGCGACGCACTACGCTACCTGTGCAAAGAGCGTCTCCTGGATTCTGAGTATGAACGCCCATCGGAGAAAGTTGTAGAGAAAGGTAAAGTAAGACTACAACTTTATGTAAATCATGTTAGAAACGATCAGAAAAGAGCGAGGCTTTAATGGCAAGAACAGGCGGAAAGAAGAAATATACTGGCGGTTGGTGGAATAGTCAGCTTAGTGCTGCTGAGGATAGGCACAGTAAGTTTTTTGAAGATGCCAGGGAAAGCATACAGGTATTTAAGGCAAGAAAGGATTTGTCTGATACCCAGCGTCGATTGAACGTCTGGTGGTATATTATTAATACGTTGATTCCTGCTTATTATTCTAGTACGCCAAAAGCTGAGGTTAATCTAAGGAAGAGAGTTGGCGGATTAAAGTATCAATTAGGTGCTGTAGTTTTAGAACGAAACACGCAGTTTGCAATGGATGAGCATTTTGATTTTGACCTAGTTGGGTATAACGCAGCACTACAATTTCTATTAACTGGCCGTGGTATTTTGTGGGCAAGGTACATGGCTGAGTTTGAGATGGAGGAGGTAGAGATTGCATTACTACAAACTCCTGGTGGTTTAGTTGATGCACAAGGTAATCCTTTTACTGGCGATGAGAAGAGCATTATTCAAAGCCCAGAGGGTATGCTACTTGCCAAGATGGAGATAGAAGTTAAGGATGATGAGAGAGCTATCCTTGATTGTGTGCAGTACGATGATTTCTTGACTAGCGATGCTAGAAACGAGAGTGAGATAGAATGGAAAGCTAGACGTGCATATTTGTCACGGTATGAAGCTAAGGAAATGTTTGGTGAGGAAGTTGCAGATAAATTAAGTTTTGATGCTTTTCCAGAAGCATTAAAACGCACCAAAATTGATGAAGTTAATAAGTACGAAGGCAAGGCTGAGTTATACGAAATTTGGTGTCGAGAATCTGAAAAGGTTTATTGGATACAAAAGAAGGGTGAGCAAAGTATTCTTGAAGAAGGTGAAGTGCCAGTAGAATTTGAAGGATTCTGGCCTTGTTCTACGATTAACCAGAGTATTGACCCTGATAACGTAATTCCTACTAGTGACTGGATACATGTAAAAGACCAGGTGCTAGAGGTAGAAAGAATTACAACTAGAATAGCTTCTACTGTGCAAGCTATCAGAACTAATGCCTTGTACGATGCTACGATGGGTCAGCAGGTAGAGCAGTTATTACAAGGTGATTTAAAGTATATTCCAGTAATGAACTGGCCGTCCTATAAAGGTAGAGGTGGCAGTGCAAATGGTATTGAGTACCTCGATATTCGTCCATATGTAGAATCTCTACAAGTATTACAAGCCGCTCGAACAGCAGCTCTTGAGCAGTTATACGAAACTCTCAAAGTTAGCGATTTACTTCGTGGTACATCTGCTGAGTATAAGACTGCAACTGCAAATAGGTTAGAAAATGCTTGGTCTAGCTTAGGTTTAATTGTAAGGCAGAACCAGTTTGCTAAGTTTATAAGCGATGGTGTTAATAAGTTAGGCACAATCATAGCGAGTCAGTTTGAACCAAAGACTTTGTTTGAGGTGGCTGATGCCGATAACTTAATTGCTCCTTACTTACAGCAAGGCGATCCTGCACAAATGATGATGCAGATGGAAGCCATGAAAGCTGAGATACTGTCAGCAATTCAGAATGAAGATGAGCGAGTTTATAGAATTGAGATTGCTACAGACAGCATGGTGGCTCTTGACCAACAGCAGGACAAGCAAGATGGATTAGCTTTAATGGAGAGTTGTGGTCAGTTCTTTGAGCAGATGAAAGCTATGACTGAAAGCTATCCGCCACTTGCAGGGTTTAGCATGGAGCTTATGCAGAATCTAATTCGTAGATTTAAAGGTGGTAAAGAATTGGATGGATTGTTCCAGAAAGCTCTTGTTGACGTTAAGATGTTAGCAGACCAAAAAGCACAGCAAGCAGCACAAACTCCTCCAGATCCATTAGTGTTGCAAGTTGAACAACAGCGAGAAGCTGCGCAGCTAAAAGCACAAATTGAGATGCAGAGGATGCAGCTTGATGCTCAGGAAATGCAGCAAAAAGCATATATGGCTCAAATTGATGCACAAGCTCGAATGACACAATCTCAAGCGGAAGTAGAAGTTGCATATAGAAAAGCTCAGTTAGATGAGTTTATTGCACAACAAAACGCTATGGTTGATAGCCAGAAGTTACAACTTGAGCAGCAGAGATTGCAACTAGAAATGATGAGAATTCAGTCAGAAGCTACTGTAAAAGCTGATAGCACTGAAGCTAAGAGAGAAGCTGATAGGGTTGCTCAGATTATTGACCTACAGAGATTAGAGCTAGAGAACATGTCAGTTAGAATGAAGGAGTCTGAGAAACTGCTTGAGGAACGAAGGTTGAACTCTGAGCAAGAACTTGAGAAGCTACGGTTAGCTATGCAAGCACAACAAGCTAATATACAAGCATCTCAACCCGTGACAGGTAATTCTCAACAACCCATAGTAATTAATAACATTATTCCAAAAGCGAGCAAAAAGGTTGGCACTATTGGAACAGATGAGTTAGGTAATACTACGCTGAAGATTGATAACGTAGAGGAGTAATCCGTGGCTGATAATGTCATTGTATCGAACGCCCCTACAAGCGTAAATACGGATATACCTGTACGCACCATTGATAAGAGTGGTGAACAAGTCCAGGTGGTGGTGGTTGATTATGGTGGCAGCGGTGCTGAGAATTTAACTACTCCTGACTTTGCTACAGAAACTACACTGCAAAGTATAGAAAATACAATTACAAGCGAAGTCATTGTAAAGCCCGTTCATGACGATATTCTTGGGGTGGCAGTTAGTGGAACTCGCAACAATCAAATAGAAATTAGTTTTGATACTTCTTTTAATACTGACGTTGTTACAAATACAAGCACTAGTACAGGTAGTGCCAGTATAAGTAATGGCCATGCTCTTTACTCAACCGGAAGCGGTGTAAATGGTACGTCAAAAGCGGTATCAGTTGCTACATTAAGTTATCGCCCTGCTCACGAAGAATACGTTTATTTTACTGCTGCATTTACAACTCCTACTAGTGCTAACTCTGACCAGAGGATTGGACTGTATGATACTAATAACGGTTTCTTTATTGGTTATGATGGTCTTACTTTTGGCATCACCAAACGTACAGCTACTAGTGATACTTTTACTGCTCGTTCAAGTTGGAATGGAGATTTACTCACCGGAGCAGTAGGCAGTAAGTTTACAAGGGATGGAGTTCCTGAAGCTATAAATCTTACCTACTCTAACTTATTTAGAATTAGATTTGCGTGGTTAGGATCTGCTTCTGTTTTGTTTGAAGTGTTTTCTCCTGATGGCAGTTGGGTTACGTTTCACACGTTACGCGTTCCAAACAGCCAATTAAATCCGTCAATAAATACGCCTAATCTTCCTATTACATTAGAAGTCCTAAAATCTGGAGCCGATGCTACAGTTCTTATTATTTACACAGCTTGTTGGGCGGCTGGTACTACATCTAACTATTCAAAAATAACAGACACTTTAACCGACTATACGCTTGCAAACCTAACTCGTTCTGTTATTGCAGGTCGTGCAAGCACAGGTGGCGGTACATATTATAACGTAAAAGTTACACCTTCTGGCTCTTTGACCGTAGCACTAGGAGATATTAGCGGTGTAGTTGGTCAGCAAACGATGGCAAACTCTTTGCCCGTTGTTATTGCTAGTAATCAATCAGCACTTACAATAACGCAATCATTTTCTCAAGGTAACGCACCTACTTTTGCAACAGTTGGAATAATAAGTGCAACAACTGGTTTAGCTAGTGGTACTTATGCAAAATTAATGTTTTGTAACACTTCTACCAATACAATTGCATTAGGATTTGACAATCCCGCAGTCAGTAATAGGGGAATAGTTTTAAGAGGTGGTGAAAAAATTGTTATTGATGGACCTATCAAGTTTACAACTGTAAACGCAATAGCTAGTGGTGCTTCGTCTAACTTAGCAATACAGGCATTTGTATAATGAGTTATTTTTACGGGATACCATCATTACAGTCCGTAACAGAAATAGGTAATACTACCAGTCAAACCGTTACGTTTAACGGTCAAGTCATAAATAATAATCTTGTAAACTTTACTAGTACTGCAAACTTTTCCTCTGATCTTTGGATTGATACAGATATTTATGCGTACTTTGGTACGTCTCAGGAAAATGGAATTAGAACTCGTGGTGTAGATTTATGTTTAGATACATTAAGTAGTGGATTTGGTGGTATTGTTTATGTAGGGGATGGAAGCACTCCTGGTTCCTTATTGGCCGGTACTTTGGGATTAGGTCAATCAATCCCCGCTACTACTCCTTTATTAAGCGCAGATAGCGTAAGCAGTTCAGTTGCAGGTGGAATTTCTTCTACTATTGAGCACACTGGCGCAATTTCTACTATGCGAGCCATGTTAATGACTTCTATTCATGCTGGTTCCGCTGCAAACCAAAATGCTGTAGGCGGGTACTTCCAGGCGCAATTAAAAACAAAGAATAGCGGCACTGCTCAAATATTTGGTGTAAACGGATTAGCTACCCTTAATGCTGCCGTAAACATTGGTGCTGGTACTGTTAATTTACAAAACAAATTTGAGGTAACTGGTACAGGCGGAGTTCACACTGCTGGTACAGTTTACTCTCGTTCTCTCTGGGCTACTGAGCCTCCGACACTTACTGGCGTTGCTTCTCAAGTTGCTTGGGCTGGATTATTTAGCGGTGATACTCAAGTAAATACTGGCAAGAAATTATTACTAGAAGGTTCTGACACTGTAAAGGGAGATACCTATTTAATTTACAACTCTGCTGCTACAGAACTTGATATATATGTAAACGGCGTAAATACTGTAGGTACAACTGCTACTCAAATTAATCTAAACGTAGACACTCAAGCAAAGGCTATAACTTGCACACAAGGAACACCTGGTTCCACCGTCTTTTCTATACAAACAACAACGACGAATGATGATCCTACCGTTAAATATCAACAAAACAGAATTGAAACAACCAATGGCACGACTACTACAATAGATACTATACCTACGGTTACCGATACTTGCATAATGGTAGATGCTCAAGTGGTAGCACGTCGGACAGGAGGCACTGCTGGCACAGCAGGAGATATTGCTGCTTATAGTAGGAGGGCAGCGTTTAAAAATGTAGGTGGTGTTTTAACTCAAGTAGGAACTACTACTGCCGTAGTTACCTACGAGTCTCAAGCTGCTTGGGATTGTACGATTGTAACATCGGGTACAAATATTTTAGTGCGTGGACTAGGAGCAGCTAATAATAACGTCACTTGGCACTCCACAACTGCAATTTATCAAGTAGGAGTATAATATGACTGAATTAGAATTAATGTATGATGCGAGGATTAAATTGAATAAAGTAATACAACTACAAGAAAAATTAGTTTTAGGATTAATTGACGTAGATGCTGTTACTTATTCATTAACACAGCAACAGAAAGACGATAGAATTGCAGCGATTAATACTGAAAAAACAGCATTAATAACTGAGCTTGTTACAATGATGAACGCTTATTTACAACCGTAAACTATATGATTGGAAAAGATGTTATGTACACACTACCACTATCCGCTACGCAAACGCTGTATGGTTTGCTTTCTAAGGTCAGCTTACAGGTTACTTCTCCTACGTTTAAAGAAGATGCTGAGAAGCTGCACGAGGCAAGATTAGAACTTGAGAAATTGCTTACTTACTATCAAGAACAGCAAAAGGGTGAATGACACTAATTCTGCTGCTTAATCCGAAGCAGTATGGAACGCTGGCGGTTGAGCAGGATACAAGCGATGTTTTCCGTAAACGCCGTAGAGAAGAGCGTGAGGAAGAAGAGCTTGCCGTAAAGATCCTGCTTGACCGTTATAAAGAATTACAGCCTACCACAGAAGCAGAAGTACCTTTTGAGTCGTTATTAACTGGAGCACTGCAAACTCAATACTACGGTTTAGACGCAAAACGACAAAAAAGGATTCAACAATTATTCTTATTAATGCTAATGGATGATGACTAATATGGCAAAAAAAGAAAGCACCTGGCCTACTCGATTTGGCAAACTAGGCGATAAAGTCTTTGGTGAAAACGATCCATTTAACCAACCTACTGATAAAAACTCTTGGGCTAGAGATAACTATCCCCAAGACGAAATGCCGCCAACTCGTTCTCCCTTAACTGGTAAATATTACACCAGTAAGGCTGCGTTAAGAGCGGAATATAGGTCTCACGGAGCTGAGGAAGTTGGAACTGCCTATGAAAATGGGTATGACCCAGCAGAAAAACAGCAACGTCGAGAAGCGGATTTAGTCCGTAGTATAAAAGACCAAATAATCGATAGGTATAGAAATGGAAGATAATACAGAAAATACAGAAGTAAAAGCTGATGTTGAAAAGGTAGGAGTATCCCTAAGAGACAGCTTGCAGTCTAAGTTTGATGCACAAGATGAAGCAGATAGAGTTGAACCTGATGCTGTAGAAGTAGAGGAAGATGAGGATGAGACTCAAGAGGAAGTAGAAACTGAAGAGGCTCCTAATGAGCCTCAACCAGTTACTCCGAAACAAACTCAGGTAAAAACGGAGCGATTAGCAGTAGCACCTCCAGGCGACATGAGCAAAGAGGAAAAGGATGCCTTTCTTAATCCGACTGCTCAAAACAGCCATATTCTCCAGGCATACCTCAGCCGTCGTGCTTATCAGACCCAATCTGATTACAGCCGTAAAATGAACGAACTAGAACAAACCAGGCAAAAAGTATCTGGGTTGTATAGTGTAATGAAGGACCATGAATCTGACTATATTAGAAAGGGTCTTAACATAGCAGATGTAACAAGACGGTTTATTGAGTGGGATAAGGCAATGGATGCAAATCCCATGCAAACCGCATTAGAGTGGCTGGATGCTTATGAGATTGACATAAACGACTTAGTAAACATGAGGCAAAACGGGTACATGCCTCAACAGCAACCTCAACAACAATACTTAACGGCTGCCGATGCTGAACGCATAGCGCAAGAGAAAATCGAGGCTATGATGCAGAAGCAACAGCAAAGTGTTCTTGCAGAAAGTAATTATAATGCTGTACAATCTTTCATGAATAGTAAGCCACTATTCAAAGATCCAGGTACCGCTCTCCAACTAGAGGAAGCGATGGCTCCAATAGTGGCAGCTTTGACGCAACAAGGTGGCAATCCTCAAGATATACTTGAGACTGCCTATAACTATGTTACGAAAGGCAACCCTACTTTCGCAGCCCTGACTCAACGGTTAGAAGCTCCAGCGGTAGTAGAACAAAAGGTACGCCAAGCTCAAAAAGCGAAGGCAGCGACCAAATCAATATCGGGAGGCACAGGTAGTGGCTCACCCCGGATGCAAACAAAAGATTTAAGAACAAACCTTCAACGTCGTTTTAATGGCGGTGAATAAATTTATAAAGGATTAAACTATGGCTAATTTAGAAGAAGCAGTAGTTGCAACGCTATTTGACCAAAGCGATGCTATTGCTGACGAAGTAATGCACCACAACCCTGTTCTTGCTGCCCTCAATGAGCAAGGACTTGTAAGACGCTTTTCTGGCGGATACGAACTACGCAAGCCAATCATGTACAATGATTCTGCTGTAGGCGGATTCTATGCTGGATTTAGCTCATTCAACCTCGATGCAATTGATGATTTCACAGCTTTCAGATTCGCTATCAAGCAGTGCTATGAGCCTGTAGCGATTTCTGGCCGTGATCGTCGTGCTAACAGAGATGAAGCTCAACTTCTTGATCTCGTAGAGACAAAGATGAAAGCTTCTATCGCAAGATTGAAGAACACAGTATCTACCTCCCTCCGTGGCGATGGAACAGGTTCAAGCGGATTAGAGTTTGACGGTCTTAAGAAGGCTGTTTCTACTTCTCCTACATCTGGTACTTACGGTTCTATTGATCGTACTACCAATACATTCGCTCAGAACGTAGCTGTCAACGTGACACTGTCTGCATCAAACGTGCAAGAGCAGATCACTGACGCTATCTCCAGAGTGACTCGTGGCGATGAGATGCCTGATCTTGGAATTATGGATAGAACAGCTTGGAAATATCTCCACAGCTCTCTAACTGCAATTCAGAGAATACAGCTTCCTACAAAGAAAGCTGTCGCTGGCTTCAGAGCCTTGGAATATGATGGTTGCTCATTTGTTTTCGACGGTGGTTACAACTCCTCCGTTCTTGAGACAAATAGCTGCCGTCTGTTGAACACTAAGTACTGGACAATGGACCTTGTTCGTGGCGCAGACTTCAAACCTCTTGCTCCTGATATGGCTCGTCCAGTTGATCAAGATGCTTTCTTCACAGTAATTATTGTTGAAGGAAACCTCTGTTGTTCAGCTCCAGCTCTTCAAGCTGTTATTTATCAATAGTCTTAATGAGTAAAGGAGAATACATTATGGCACGTTCAGGATCTTTTGGAGTAAATTACGAGAAAACTTTTGGTACAGATCCAGCGGTGATCGAGCACAAGCTTGGCGACATTGGTTCTAATACTGATGGTGAGTACATGTTCATTAAAGCTGGTGCTACCGTGGCTCAGTATGCTTTCGTTTTGATTTCAGATAGCTTTGTAGCTACTGAAACAAGCGGCGCATCTAGCATTGTTCAGCACGTTGGAGTAGCTCAAGTTGCTCTCGCTACTAATGAATATGGCTGGGTCTGGATTGGCGGACCTGCTGGCGGTGGAGTAGGTAAAGGAATTAAGGGTAAAATTGCAGCATCTTACGTTGCAAATACTCCTCTCCTTACTACTGCAACATCCGGTGTAGCTGATGATGCTGGTTCAACTACAATTAAAAACGTATCTGCGACAACTCTTACGACTGGCGCAGCCAACGTAGAATTGAAGTCTACTGGTTATTTAACGCTGAACTAACAATTAGGGGGCTCTGGCCCCCTTTTTAAAGGAGATTTATATGGCAACCGCCACTACGTTAATTGGTTTGGGAACACCTCCTGAGCAAGCTACAGCGATTGCTGATGGCGTATCGGGAACTCAAACTGTTACTGGAAATATAAACTTTCAGGCTACTGGTAATAGACTAGCTTATAAAACTGGTACTACTTGCGGCACATTTACTGCCAATGGTGCTACTGCTGTTGTTGTCAATATGGCTGCTGCCTCGACAACAATGATTGTTGTGATGTCGGTTAAAACTGTTGGTGGAACTCCAGCAGGTGCTCCGTATCTCTCTGCAATCAGCGCAGGTGTATCATTCTCGGTTAAAGCTGCTGCTGGTGATACCTCAGTTTATAACTGGGCTATTATTGAGACTGTTGCTTAATTTCTCGTGTGATGACCCATGGGGGCTTCGGCCCCCTTTTTTAAGAGGATATATGACCAACTATACTGGTAACGCTTCTACAACAACTCCAACAATAAACACTGCGACAAGCACCACTATTTTGGCTGCAAACGTAAATCGCAAATACCTTTTTATTCAAAATAACAGTGCTGCAAACATAGCTATTAATTTAGCTGGAGCCGCTTTGACAGGCATAACTCCAACTGCAACTAACTTTTGCATAGTTTTAGGTTCAACTGCTGGTACTAACTATTGGTCAAGCAATGACATGTTTGTACCACAGGGTGCAATTACAGCGTATCAAACTAGCGGTGCAACGATTAACACTGTGACAGTAGTGGAAGGATAGTTTATAGTTAAGCTGTTAAAGGCTTATCTATAGGAGATAATATGCCACAAATAGACTGGAATAGCATTATGAATGGCAACGGACAACAAAAGAGCCGTTGGTCAGGAGCTAATGTTAAATTCCTAAATGTTGTACGGAAGAATGAGGCGAAAAGCCAGCAAGCTGGACGTGACATTTATGATGAGATTCCTTCAATCTCAATTCAATGGCCAGGTGGTGATGAAACGGTAAGAGCACTAGAAGAAAAAGATAAGGTAGAACATCCACAACTATGGGCTGCTTTTAATGCTGGAACTGGTCCAGTGCAATCAGGGATGCCACTAAAGGAATGGACACGGGTAACAGCTAGTGCAGTGCATGAATTAGCTTACCTTGGTTTCCGCACAGTAGAGCAGTTGGCTGAAGCTAACGATGAAGTAAAGCGTAGGATGGGGCCACTTTCTAAGTTTGTAAAAGAAGCTCAGGAATGGCTATCTGCTGCAAATTCTGGTCAATCTCAAGTTGTTGCTCTTAAAGAATCATTAGAGCGAGAAAAGCTACGCGCAGATCGTTTGGAAAATCAAATTGAATTGCTGATGCAAAGAATAGAAGCCAACGAAGGTAACAGGTTTGAGCGAGCCAAAGTCGTCGCAGACGATGAGGACGAAAAGCCAAAAAGAACTCGTAAAGGAGACGCATGACATTAGCTACTATTGTTGCCAATGTTGCCAATGAAGCTGGTTATACAGTTGAGAGTAACGTAATTGCTTCGACTGAAACTACTACTAAGCAACTACGCACAATGGTGCAAAGGATTAGTCGGGAAATGTCCGATAAGTATCCTTGGCCAGTCATGTATGCAGCAGGGAGTATTACCCTGGTAAATGGACAAGCTCAGTATCAGCTTCCTGCTGCTTTTAGCTTTTATCAGTACAATACGTTTTGGAATCAATCGACCAGATGGCGCATTTTAGGTCCAATGACTCCGCAAGAGTATGCGGAAATAAAAGGTTATGGACTAAACACTACAGTCTATCAAAGATTTCAATTTAGGGGACTAAGCAATAGTCAATTATTAATTAGCCCAACTCCTACTGCCTCTGGTGATACTATTATTTTCGAGTATATTGCAGAGCGATCTGTACGTCCTAGAACATGGACTACAGCTACACTTTACGCTGCTAACTCATATACGTTTTACAATGGAAACTATTATCAAACTACTGCTGGAGGCACTACTGGCGCTACTCCTCCTACTCATACTAGCGGTTCTGCTAGTGATGGTGGCGTTACTTGGACCTACTACGACGGCATCTACAATGAGTTTTTAGCTGATACTGACGTTTCAGTGTTGAATGAAAAAACGCTAGAGCTTGGCGTACTAGAACGCTTTGCAGAAATACATGGATTGACCGTTGTTCCTGGCAGATTTGAGACACAATTAAACGAGGATTTTAGCAAGCAGAATCCTGGCAAGATTTTGTATACAGGTGGACTTCAGAGAAATCTGGTGTTTGCTAGAGATGGTATAGCTACTTTTGGGACGTTCATATAATGGCTGACGCATATACAAATTACTTAGAAGCGTATAATCGTTACATGGCAATGGTTCGTAGTGGCACATCTCCAGTACAGGCCATTCAAGAGTCTGGACTAGCAGGATTAAAACAACAAGAACAAAAAGATTTAGCTGCCGAACAACAAAAACAATCTTTTGGTCAATTAGGTGGACAATTAGCGGGTGCGTTAGGTGTGCAATACGCTACTGGCACAGGTTTATTTGCTCCAGCAGCTACAGCAGCAGCTACCACAGGAGCAGCCGCGGGAACTGCCGCCGCAACGGGCGCTGCCGCCACAGGAGCAGCTACGGCAGGAACAGGAGCAGCCGCCACTACTGCAAGCGGAACTATGGGAACATTAGGTGCGGTGGCCGTACCTGTTGCAGCAGCCATTGCAGCTGGTTATTTGGGTAATCGGGCCATGGAAAAACATGGGCGTGGACGCACATTATCGGAAGCTATGAAATCAGCAGCAAAAGATCCGTTAAGCTATATAGGCCCTGGATTTTTAGGTGCTGCTTTTGGTAGCGCATTTAAAGGTGGAAGAGCAAAGTTTGAAAATAAAAAAATGACTGGTGAATTGTTAGACATGGGATTTAAACCTGACCAACTTGCTGCTTTTGGCAGGATAGATGAGCAAGGCCAAATTAGACAAGTAAAAACCACAAAGGCGCAACAGGAAGAATGGAAACAACTTACTAAATCTGAAGATCCAAATATAAATCCATTAAAAATTCCTACGGCAATGTGGGGATCAGGTGGAGTTATGAAAACATTTGGTCCAGATTATTTTGATAAAATGTCTGAATTTGAAAGATATGCTGCAAGTGCTGCTGCAATTAAATCTGGTCAAATTTTTCAGGACAAAGGTGAGCTAAAAGTTAAGGATCAGGACTTGGTTCGTAAAACTTATGAACAGTTAAAGAACGATCCTGAAATGCAAGCTCGTTATAATCAATGGAAACAATCAGGTAAAGATCAAGGAATAGTATAGGAGAATATATGGCAAACGGAATGGCAGGAACATCACCTTCAACTGGAGGACCAATGAGAGCGGGTCCAAATATTAACCCGCAGACTGGACAACGATATCGCAATAGTATTGCCGATTTGCAAGCTATGCAAAGATCAGGACAGCAATTAAATGAAATGCAGATGAATCGACTGCAAAATGCTCCAGAATATAAAAACACTTTAGGTGATTTAAGAGCTATGCAGCGCTCAGGTCAAGAGCTTTCTCCTTTTCAAATGAATCGACTTGAAAATGCTCCAGGTCAAGGAAATCTTGAAAGAGTATCTCCTGGCGTATATCGCAATCCAAGAGGAGAGTTAGTAAATCCACAGGGTCAATTAATGCCGCAACAACCGCAGATGCCAATGCAAACCTTACCTTATGGTGTGCCTACAGGAATGAGCCAAGGAATTGCTCAGGGATTAGGAAACTACCTACAACAAAATCCTGGTTATATCTTTAATAAGCCAAATAGTAATTTTAATGTTGATATGAGCCAAGCTCAATTTGCAAATCAACCAATGATGCGCCCAGCGGTGATGCCAAATTATAATCCAATGATGGCTAATAATTTGTTTAATCAAAACAAATAGGCATGACTAAATGGCACACGAAGGATTCACTATGTCCCCACCGTATGGTGGTTTGGATTTAGTAAGCCCCATAGATAATATGGACCCCAGCTTTGCGCTGGAGCTTGTCAACGTGTTTCCTGGTCCAACAGCTCCTATCACCAGAAAAGGTTATACAGAATATGTAAACCTGTCTGCTTCTAATACAGGCGTAAAAACGCTTACTGCGTATAACAAGGCAGACGGCACTACTGAGCTTATCTCCGTTTCTGAAGGTGCTACTCCTAAAATTTACAAAACGGTAGCTGGTGTTGCTACAAATATTACTGGCACTACAGCGATTACACCTAATAAAGCGGATATGCAAACTGAGCAGTTTGGCTCACGTTTGTATTTAGTAAATGGCACTGATGTTATGCAAGTGTACGATGGTAGTACAGTTGCAGATTCTACCTTTACCTTTCCAGGTGGTAGCGGTGTAACCTTAGCCGACCTCATAAACGTATCGAGTTACAAAGAGCGACTCTACTTTGTACAGAAAAACAGCATGACTTTTTGGTACGGCAATACTCAAGCCGTAGGTGCTTCTCAGCTTACTAGCTTTGATTTGCAGTATGTCATGAAACGAGGTGGCTATCTTCTGTTTGCTGGTAGCTATACCAATCAAACAGCACAATCCAGCACTGACCTTTTTTGGGCTATCTCTAGCGAAGGCGAGATTGTCTTTTATGCTGGCAGCTCACCATCTGATACAAACTGGGCTTTGGTAGCTCGTTATTTAATAGGTAAGCCGTTAGGTTTTAGAGCTTTTGTAAGAGTCAACAATGACGTTTGGGTACTAACTCAGCAAGGTATTGTACCTATTTCAGCGTTATTTCAGAGCGATCCCGAACAGGCTTTAAATGTAGTAAGCTATAGGGTTAATCCATACATAACTCAGTATACAAGCACAATAGATTTTAGCCCTCGATGGCATGGAATGTTTTGGCCACAGGGTAGACGAGTGTACATAAATGTACCAAGCAGCGAAGTAACTACCACCATGTTGGTTTACAGCATTGATACCAAAGGATGGTGCGTTTATAAATTGTTCGATCAGGAAGATGCAATTACTATTACCGTGGCAGATGGTGTGCCTTATTATGGCAGTAACCACGGCTACATATATACAGCAGAGAATGGATTTACGGACGATGGAAATGCCATCACTTTTGCAGGAAGAACTGCCTTTTCCTTCTATGGCAGTAGAGGTAACTACAAGGCGTTTAAAGATATTCGTCCATTACTTAAAACAAAAAAGGGATTAACTCTTAGTATAGGATTAGATACAGACTTCCAAAGAAGGCTAACAGTTGATACAGTGTCCACAGGTGTTGGTGTAACTACGCCGTGGGGTAGTCCTTGGGGCAGCCCATGGGCTTCAGCTACAGAATACATCTTTAATAGATACGCCGTAAGAGGACAGGGACACTCGGCAGCGGTTAGGTTTGGTGGAAGCGTGAATTCGGCAGAATGTCAGATTTACGGATTTGAAATCAGATTTGATCAGGGTGGACAGGTATAATTATGGCACAAGGCATGGCAGGGCGTGGTCCCTCAACTCAACAAGCTAGTACAAACAATAGAAACGTAAATCCTCGTACTAGTAGACCATTTAAATTTACTATTAAGCAGTTAGTGGCTAAACAAGCTGCTGGTGAGCAACTTGGTCCTAAGCAGATAGCTAGATTACAAAAGGCTGGAAAGATAGCACCTAGTCCAGTTACTCCTACTCCACAACTTACTCCACAACAAATTGAGCAAAGAGTAGGTGCTGCTACAGGTACAGGTGTAGAACAGTTTATGAACATTATCGGGCAGCAAGGTGCTTTTGCTCCTGGCTCTTTTGCCGACCAAATGAATACTGCGAGGCAAAACGTAATGCAGCAGTTTGAAACTACACAAGCTCCAGAGTTTGCACGACAACAAGCTGATTTTGTACAAATGGCAGCAGAGAGAGGATTAGATCCAAATAGTGCTGCTTATAAAACACTTCAACAGCAATTAACTCAGCGACAAGATGCTGCAAGACAAGGTGCCATGTTGGCAGCAGAACAAGCTGCTCAACAAGTACAGGCACAAGGATTTGGGCAGCAGTTACAAGGCAATCAAGCTCCTGCTGCTATGCTTGGCGCGTT